GACGAAATGACTTACAAATTATCACAGCGCAGTTTGGATCGCATGGAGGGCGTCGATGAGAGGTTGGTTGGAGTGGTTAAACATGCAATCACGGCGACCAAGACAGATTTCGGCGTTATCCAGGGGCTTCGCACAATTGAGATGCAGAAGGCGCTGGTCGCTAAGGGCGCGTCACAGACAATGAAATCGAAGCATCTTGATGGACTTGCTGTTGACTTGATGGCTTACATTGAGGGGCGAGGGTCATGGGAACTGAATTTATATGATGACCTGGCGGACGCAATGGCCGAGGGGGCCAACGCTGTGGGCTGCAAAATACGCTGGGGCGCTGCATGGCATATTGATAGCATTGGGCAGTATAAAGGCACAATGGAAGAGGCCATGAACGAATACATTGATTTGCGTCGGTCACAGGGCAGACGGCCCTTCATCGACGGTCCTCACTTCGAGCTTATGCTTTAGCTTAGTCCACTTAGCTAAGTGGCCAAGCAAGATCAAAAGGCCAGTGCGGCAGTTGGAAGGGCGGGAGAGTATCTAGCTCTCGCCCACCTTTCGCTGGCTGGCTATGCTTGCACGATGTGCAGGATAAAAGACCACGATGCGTATATACAGACCGACGGCGGTGTTCTGACTTTACAGGTTAAGACCGCCAGCAAGACGCACAAAACCGCCAAAAGTTACGCATTCCACACACCCAAAAGAAACGTAGGGGTGTCAAACGTGTTTGCATTTGTGGCGATTGACCTGGGCGCTGTAATCTTTCGCCGTGGGGATGAGCTGACTTCCGTGACAACATATGTATCAATAAAAGAATTTATGGATGAAAAGCTGTCGATGCAAAAAACTCTCGACAGCTTTAAATAATCGCTTGTGGGTCGGCGCGGGTTTGATTAGAAAGTTTGAGTGGGTGGCTATCATCAACAAGATAAATCGACTTACCACGGGAATGGTGGTTGTTTAGCCTCGGATGACGTTGCTACCAAAAAGCGCCAAACTTTTTACACTATCAACGGCCACCCACACGATTACTAGAATATAATACCCACAGCCGCCATCAGGCCAGCGCCAGAGACGAAACCGGCCAAAGCGCCAACCAAGCCAGCGATGTGGATTTTGCGTTCTATCTCTTTGTCATCCATCACACATCCTCCTCGAACTTATTTGACAGCGGCTTGATCGGCTGCTTGCTAAACACCCAACGCCACTGCGGTTTTGTGTAGCCAGGCACCTTGATAAAATCACGAACACGATAGAGCTTTCCAGCCTCGGCCATGCTGTTAAGATAGCTTGAGGTGCGCGCAATGCTCTCACCGAGCATATCAGCGCCCTCAGAGGCCGATATGCGTTGGTCATAACGCAACATGCGGAAAAGACGCTCACCCTGCTCTATGCCGTGCTGGCGGCGTCTCTCGGCCAGCTCAATCGCACTTGGGTGCATGGTTGACTTGCGGGCTTCACGCGACGGCAGTGGATCACGATTGCCGAGCTTGTGCTGCAACTTCTCGAACTCAAGCAGGCAATGGCCGTAAGTGATCTCAAACCGCTCATGCTTGTCTGTGACGCCCTCTAACATAGCTTTCAATCGGGCTTCGGCAGACCGTTGATCGCGGATTTTAGCTTCTCTAGCAGCGCGCCTTGCTCTTGCAGCCTCTGCTGCAACGCTGGCCGCATCGCTGTCTTCGGTTCCGACAGCAGGATTGAGTTCACTCTTTCGAGCCGATTTATGTATTGCATTATTAGGTCCATATTCACGCTTCTTTCTCTTGAGGGTGATATTAAGTTTACTTGCGATCCGACCAACGGTGGGCGGGGTTACGCGCAACAGGTCTGCAATTTCTACGCGAGACATATCCATCTCAGCACATCTAATGACTTGCTCAGTCAAGGTTTCAACATCATGTTTCATTCGTCTTCCTCCAGCGGTTCGATCTGACCTTTTCCATTGCAGTTGTCGCAGTCCTGCACCTCCGACCCAAAGTCGCCGTGCCAGGTCGCACTCTGGCGCACCCAGACTTCACGCTCAACCGTGCCGTCACCATCGCATTCGGGGCAATCAATTAGCTTGCTCATATCAAGTTTCCACAAAGTCAGAGGCGTTTACAGCCCACAAGATNAAATTGGGCTTGGTCAAACCAACACGGTTATACACAGCGGCCTTGGCAATGCGTCCGGCACTAAAATTGCGCTGGGCCGAGTTGCCTGCTGTCTTGCTGTCAATGTTTAAATAGTCAGCAATCTCAGCGGTGGTGCAATATTTCGTCTCACTGATGTAAGAGAAGACAGACTTGTCTAGGTTTTGCGGCGATACTTGCTCCGGCTCTGGTTCTGGCTCCGGCGCCTCAATGACATCACCAGTGGTTTCAGGATGCGGGAACTTAACCCCGTTCTCAATCTTAATCGCCATCCAAGGCGTCGAGCTGGCCTTGTCGGAATAATTCGGAATCAGGACAGCATTGATGCTGTCGCCAGCTTTGACATTGTGGCCATCAACAACGCCAGCAGGGATAAAGACGCCCTCGGCGCTGTCTATATCATAAGCGAAGCAAAAGCCGTTGAAGTGAACATTGGTTACAATGATTGATTTAGTGTGCATTACATNTTCCTTTGTTTTAACATTCTGTAANTCTTCATCACATATNATAANAATATTNGCAATACATATTTTNCGCTTGCAATNATATTTATTTAATATTAAGGNTNNGGGGCAAGNATAGGAGGGTCCAATGGATCANAAGCAGTTGATAGGGTTTACCCAGGCCCAAAAAGAAGCCATCGCAGAGGCTGCGCGGCGATCTGGGTTGTCATTTACAGCATTCGTGCGGAGTTCTGCTGTGGAAAGGGCGGCTGATGCTGGCGTTGAAGTTACTCAGCCGCGAGTTGATTAATGGTCAATGGGCGCAACAAGGGAGCAAGTTTTGAACGCGAGACGGCCAACGCCTTACGCGATGAGCTGGGCATATCCTTTAAGCGAGACCTTGAGCAATACCGATCTGGCGGTCACGCAGACCTCATACCAGACGATCCGGCTTTCCCGTTTACGCTTGAGCTGAAACGCTACAAGGACGGCCCAATCGGCGGTGCGCCTGCATGGTGGGAGCAAGTCAAAGTCGCCGCCGAGCGTGAGCGAAAGATGCCGTGCCTGATTTACAAATACGACCGCAAGCCGATGCGATGTGTGATGCCAATGGCTGCGTTGACTGATTGCGATCACGATTACACAGCAGAGGTAGACTTTGAAACCTTCTGCTATATTGCTAGGGAGTTACTAGGATGAAAGACAAAGAGTTCATGCAGATATATTGCGCCGCTTTAACGGGATTGATCGCAGCGCAAGGCCGCAACGATTTATTGACAGAAAGTCACCTAATTGCATCTGACCAGAAGTTTGTGATTCCGGAAATTCGGGCTGCGAGGCAGCGAGCGGAAGACAATCAATTTAAAATTATAGATGGATTGACTGAGGTTGCTGAATTAATTGCAAACTCTGCGATATTAACATTGGAAAGTGACCAATGATGATCCCCGCTGACCAGCTAACCAACGCTCAATATCACGCCACTGACGCGATTAGCTCATCTGACGTGAAGCTAGTACACAGCAAGTCGCTGGCACACTGGAGAACCAAAGTCTACAAATCCAGCGTGGCCTTCGATCTTGGCACTTGCTGTCACTCAATGGTGCTTGAAGACGGCGCCGATGTTATACGCGGACCAGAAACCCGCCGAGGCAAAGCATGGTCAGAACTGCACGAACAGGCGCAGGCAGAAGGTAAAACCCTGTTGACTTGCGGCGACTACGATCTGGCACAGGAGATGGCACACAGCGTGCTTTTCCATCCGGCAGGTCAGCGCATGGCAGGCCCAACAACGGTCAATGAGGCGAGCTTTTTCACTACAGACCCAGTGAGCGGATTGCAGCTCAAATGCAGACCCGATAGCTACTGGGACGCAAAAGGCGTCATCTATGACCTGAAAACCTGTCAGGATGCCAGCCCACGCGGCGTGGCAAAGGACATGCAAACATATAACTACGCCATCCAAGCGGCGTTCTATATCTACTGTTTGAACCTGGCCGGCTATGAAGCCAACCAATTCGTCTTCGTGAATGTTGAAAAGGCAGCTCCGTATGCTGTATCAACCAACATTCTATCACCCGAATATCTTGAATGGGGTACGCAGCAAATGCACCTGACCCTCGACAAGATTGCAAAAGCCAACCAAAGTCAAAAATGGGACACTGGTTGGTCAGACATCACAAACGTGATTGATCTGCCACGATGGCTACAAGCCGACATTTAATAGCTAGGAGAAAACACATGGCTAACACAGACTTCAAACCAGTAATGATTCGCAGCGTGGAATATAAATACCCTCGCCTAAATACAACCTATCGCTTCAACACCTCTCAGAAGAAATCAGAGGAGTGCGCACCAGGCGCTTCCGGCGCGGCTTACTCAATAGCCTGGGAGATGGGCGCCGATGCTGCAAAGGCG